TCAGGTCAGTCGGATCGGCCGCGCTGGAAGGCGTCGAACAGCATGTCGCGCATCGAGCGGATGTCTGTCTCGATCCGGTCGAGGCGGTCGCCGTCTGCCTTGCGGTCCTCACTGCGCTGGCGGTCGATGCGGTCGCGGTCGGCGATGAGTTCCCGGTCGAGGCGATCCAGCAGGGCCTCGTTGGTGAAGGCCTTGCGCGTGATCGCCGCGATCAGGGCCATGGTGCCGCCGATCAGCGCGGTCAGCGCGGCCGTGATCCCGTGGTCCCGAAAGGCCCGCGCGACTGCGTCGGCGAGAGTGGTCTGGTCGTTCATCATGGTCCTTTCCGGCCACGGGGCGTGGCGCTTCAGTAATCGGTCTCGACGTAGACGCCGGAGCAGTCATAGGCGACGGCCGCAGCGGTGCTGCCGTTGTTGAGGTAATTGCGTGGGCTCAGGAGCTGGGCTGCTGCGGGCATGTCGGTGGTGATCGTGGCTTCGGCCACCGCGCCCGAGACTTCCTCGACGACCCGAATGCCGACCGCGCTGTCGTTCGGGGCCGCCGCGATGTAGAGGGTCAGCACATTCGTCGTGCTGGCCACGGGGAAGCCCGCGCCGAGGTCGATCAGGGTCGGCGCGCCCGCGCCGTCGTTGTGGACGATCTGCCAGTTGGCATGCGTGCCGCGCTCGAACCCGATGCCCAGCGCGTTGACGACGGCCGAGAGGGTCAGGGTGGTGGACAGCGCCGCGACCGACCCGATCAGGCCGAAGAACCCCATGCCCGTTGCCTGCAGCGTGACCAGCGACAGACGGTTCACATAGGTGAAACCGCCCAGACCCTCGGCATTGCCGCGCCAGCAGACCCATCCCGCCGAGCGTTCCTCGGCCGCCGCCCCGGCCGTGGCCGCCGAGGTCATCCGCCAGCGGCGCATGGAGGTGGAGAGGTTGGTCGTGGCCAGCGTCGGTGTGGCTGCTGTGCCGACGGCAGTGCGCGGCATGCCGTTGGTGTGGATCGTCGCGCTGGTCGAGGGCGCCCAGGTCGCGATCCGGTTGACCCCGAAATGCGGCTGGAGCGGAAAGTGGCGCCCCGAGGGTCGTTCGACATCCAGCCAGCCCATCCCTGCGCGGTCACGGGCATAGAGCGCAAGTTTCCCCGCGGGTGGTGGCGAGGAGACGGCGCCATGGGTGGGCAGGACCACCGGTTCAGCCAGTTCCACGCGACCGTTGGTGTGGTCGACCTTGAATGCGTCGAAGAAGGCAGACCCATCCGGGCTGACCTTGAAGCTGAAGTCGTCGTTGCCGAGAAGGCCGATCAGCGCCCGCGCCGAAAACCCGGTCTTGAAGGCGAATGCGGCGTCGTTTGCCGGGGCCGCCTTGTTCACCGTCGCTTCGATGCCCGCGCCTGCATTGTTCAAGAGGACTGCGGGCGTGTTCACCGACACTCGGTTGAAGCTGTCGGCTGTCGCCCCGCCGAGGCCCAAGAGCTGCGCCGTCAGGTTCGCCTGGGGCATGCCGACCTGCGTCACGGCATTGGCGAAGGTGACGGTCGGCGTGTTGATGACGGTCGTGCCGCCCGCCCCTGCGGTGGCGGAGCCGATGTTCACGACGGTCGTCGATCCGGAGGCGCCGCCGGTGCCGATGTTCACCGTCTTGGTCACGCCCGTGGTCGTGGCGCCGGTGCCCATTCCGTAGGTCGCGGTCCCGGTTGCCGTCCCGATGGTGGCGGAAGCGGCCGAAACGGTGACTGTGCCCGAAGCGGTCAGCGTCCCCGAAAACGTCTTGTTGCCGGTGAAGGTCTGGGTGCCTGCAAGGATCGCCAGTTCCGACGAGGTGTTCGGCAGGGTAAAGCTGCGGGTGGTTCCGGCGCTGATCCCTGCGAGCGAGAAGGTGGCCTTCTTCGTCGGGTCCGCATCGTTCACCAGGCTGAACACGGCGTCCGACACGTCGCGCGGCTCGCCCACCACCTCCCAGGCGCTGCCTGTCCAGACGAGGAACAGACCTTCCGCCGCGACCCAGACCAGCCAGCCGGTGCGCGGAACCAGCCTGACCCACGCGCCGTCGATCCAGAAGGCGATGTTCAGATCCCACCCGGCCCAGAGGCCGGTCGCGCCCGAAGCCACGAGGTGCCGGTTGCCGTCGGCCGGGCTGGCCGGGGGCGCAGTGCGCGTGCGGTCCAGAACGGAAAGCTGAACCATGGCGTCGAGCAGGCGCAGCGCCTCGTTGTGCGTGACATGCTTCTGCGCCTGCGCGGCCAGAAGGTATGGCAGGCCCAGATGGGTCGTAGTGTCAGACATGGGGATTCCCGTGGATTGGGATCAGAATTGCAATGTGACCGCGGCGGGGGTGCCGCGGCCGAGGCGGTTCGAGAGCTGGTAGATGCGGATCGCCAGCACCTGGCCGTGCGCGAGCGGCGCGCCCCAATCGGCGGTCTGCTGGGCGGCGGCGTAGAGGACGGAGGTCGTGATGCTGGTCAGCGTGCGCCTGACGGTCGTCCCGTCGAGGATCTGCACATCGTAGCTTTCCACGTCTTCGGCCAGCGGCACCTCGACCTGTTCCCAGGCATCCGCGACCAGCGCGCGGGACCGGCGCGTCCAGCGGATCATCAGATCGCCCGGACTGCGTGCCGTTCGCCACGGCTGTTCGACATGGACCGGCGCGAAGGAAACAAGACCGCGCCCGGTCGGCGTGAAGCCCAGCGCGGCATAGCTTGCGTCACTGACCGCCCGCGCAGCCGGGCCCACGCGCCAGTTCCAAGGCAGGCCGAGATCGCCCTCGGCGATGGGCAGGGAGGCCAGCGTTGCATCCAGCACCACGACCCGCGCCCCGGCCGGGGCCGGGTTGCCCATCGCATGTTCCGTCCCGCGCTGGCCGCGCAGGAGGCGGGTCAAGCGATAGCGGCTGGGGGCGATCAGTTCGGCTTGGCCAGCCTGGACGATCTCCCAGACACCCGCCGCTGTTTCCACGGCCAGTGCATTCGCCCCGCCGAAGAGCCCGACATCCGTCACGCTTTCCAACGTTCCCGACAGCAGATCGACCACCAGCTCGTTGCCCAGATCGAAGCGCGAAGTCGGCCCCGGAAAGAAGTCCAAAGCCAGTGTCCCGATCCGGCCCCGACTGCCGAAGGTGGTCAGGAGGTTGAACCCGTCGCTCGATGCGCTGCGGAACACCGCGATCTCGCCGGGCCAGGGGCTGGTATGGGCAGCGATCAGGGGGCGATGCGCGGGTTGGTCCTCGGAAATCTGCGGGATGTCCAGCATGACCACCTCGGGCGTGCCAAAGACGACGGGGCTGGCAAGCGAGGCCGGGCGCGGATCGCCGGGCGGCAGATCATAGGCTGCGCGGTCCTGACGCACCGCCTCGATGCCGCGCGCTTCGGCATCGGCGACGGAGACGAGGCGGAACTCGACCTCGCGGCCATCATGGGCGAGCCGAATAACGTCGGCCGGGTCCAGCGCCAACTGCGAGGGCGGCAGGCGGAAGGTGGCACTTTCCCTGCCGATCCAGGCTTCCATCAGCGCGCGGCGGCAGCGGCGTTCGGCCTCCTCGGGCGGGATCGCCATCGGGAAGGACTCGGAAGCGATGCGCGTCGTGTCGACGGTGATGCGCCGCGCCTCGAGGAGGGCCGCATCATAGTCCTCGTCCGCCCTGGCGACCTGCCACTTCAGGGCCTGGGGCAGTTCGGTCTCCTGACCTCGGATCAGCTCAAAAGCCTCGCCGTCCCGACTGGCGACAAGATCGTCGATGGCCAGCGTGGCGACCGAGGCCCGCCCGCGCATGACGAAGCGGATCACGCCTTCGGTCTCGATGGCATCGAACCCGAAATGCCGTGCCAAGGTGGAAATCGACGCGCGGGGGGACTCAAGGGCCCCGATCACATAGCCCTCGACCGCGCCCCAGAGGCCCGAGACGTCAATCAACGCCTCATGAAGCCCGGAGCGCAGGCAGAGATGGCGCACAAGGGCGGCGAGCGAGACCGCACCCAGCCGTCCGGTCAGCCAGTGGCCGAGCCGCCAGTTCGGACCGTCCGTCCAGATCCCGGTCAGTTCGGGGAAGAACGGATAGGGTCGCGCATCCCAGGTCCAGGCGGCGCATTCCGGGACATGCACCATCCGGCCGCCGTAGATGGCCGACACGGGATTATTGGCCGGAGTTCCCCACCAGAGGTAGCTTGCCTCCAGATAAGCGCGCTGGATGGCATCATCGCGCCATCCGCGGGAGAAGTAGGGGGTGAAGCTCTCGGACGACTTCGGATCGAAGAAGACGTTCGGCTGGTTGGTGCCCCGGTCGATGGCGGGACAGCCCAGTTCGGTGAACCAGACCGGCTTCGATTGCGGCACCCATGCTGTGGCCAAGCCGCTTTCCACCCCGCCCGGCCGGTTGAAATGCGGGTTCGACCACCAGGCACGCAGATCCTTGTATCGGAAGACCCAAGGCTTGCCTGCGGCACCGTCACTGATCGGGGTGCGGATCTGGGCCGACCGGTCGGGGGCCGAGGCATAGTACCAGTCGAAACCTTCACCGCCTGCGATGTTCGCCTGCAGATAGCCCCGGTCATGGATGGCGGACCAGCCTTCGAGGGCATCGGCATGGTCGAACCCGTCGCGCCAGTCGGAGAGCGGCATGTAATTGTCGATGCCGACGAAATCGATGTTCGCGTCCGACCAGAGGGGGTCAAGGTGGAAGAACACGTCCCCCGTGCCGTCGCCGGGCTGGTGGCCGAAATACTCCGACCAGTCCGAGGCGTAGCCCACCTTGGTGCCCGGCCCGAGGATGGACTTCACATCCGCCGCCAGCGCCTTGAAGGCAGTGACGGCCGGATAGGCGCTGGTGCTCGACCGGATCGTGGTCAGGCCGCGCATCTCGGTCCCGATCAGGAAGGCATCGACCCCGCCCGCCACCTCGCAAAGATGGGCGTAGTGCAGGATCATCCGGCGCAGCCCCCAGTCGCCCGTAGGGCCGGTCCAGCTGACGGTGTCGCCCGACACCGCGAACTGCGCCGGGGCGGCCGCGCCGAAGAAGGCCGAGACCTGCGTCGCGGCGTCGGCGGTCTTGTCCGCGGCCCCGGCAAAGCCTGCCGCCGGGGAACAGGTGATCCTCCCGCGCCAGGGGAAGGAAGGCTGACCTGACGTGGCGGCGTTGTTCGAATAGGGGTTCGGCAGCGTGTTGCCGGGCGGCACATCCATCAGGAGGAACGGATAGAAGGTCACCCGCAGCCCGCGCGCCTTCATCTCGCGGATCGCCTGCACCACCGCGAAGTCGGCGGGCGTGCCGCCATAGACGGGACGGTCCTCGGCATCTCGGCTGACGAGATGGGCGGCAGCGCGGGAAACCCCGTTGACCGTCCAGACCTTGGGGCTGGTGACCTTTGTCGCCACCTCGACGCCGGGCTTGATCGTGCAGTTGCCCGCACGCAGGTCATTGCCGAACCAGGCAACGACGAGGCTGACGCTTTCCACGGCCGGGGCCATCGCCTGCAGCCGGTCGAGGGCCACGACGATGTCGGCCTCGTCCGGAAGCGCGTTCAGGTTCTCGGCCGAGGTCGTGCCGCCGGTCGTCTGGCCGAAGACGGTGGTCGTGGCGCCCTCGGTCTTGCGGACAGCCTCCGTGGCATAGGTGAACTCGCCCGAGGCCGGGATCATGGTGACGGCCTTGACTAGCCCTTCGGCGGTGTCGGGATCAGCGAGTGGCCGGAAGACCTCGAATGACAGTTGCGGCAGGCGGTTGCCAAAGGTGGAAAGCGCCAGTTCCTCGAAGACGACATAGGCGGTGCCGCGATAGGCGGGCGTATTGGCAGCGCCCATCTTCGCCGAGATGAACGGGTCGGCTGCTTGCGCCTCGTTGCCGGGATACCAGCGCCAGGTGATGCCGGTCATGTCGAGCGGCTTGCCGTCGGCCCAGATGCGGCCGATGCCGGTGATCGGGCCTTCGCACAAGGCGACCGCAAAGCTGGCATAGTAGAGATACTCGGTCGTCTGGACCCGGCCACCGCCACCGCCCTTGCCGCCACCCTGCGTGGTGGTCTTCGTCTCCTCGCGGAAATCGGTCGCCCAGATGATGTTGCCGCCGATGCGCATGCGGCCGTAGAGGCGCGGGATGATGGTCCCTTCGGTGGCCGAGGTGATCCGCAGGGAATCCAGCCGCTGGCCCTCGATCTTCTGCGCAGGGGCCAGCGAAGACACGATCCAGCTGTCGACGACCGACCCGATGGTCGATCCGATGAAGCCACCGATGGCAGCACCGGAAAAGCCGAGGATCGCGCCGCCAAAGGCCCCGCCGATGGCGGAACCGACGGCGCCGAGGACAAGCGTGGCCATGAGGAAATCTCAGCGTGCGGGGAACAGGAAAGCGAAGGCGATGCGGCGTCGCCATGCGGGCGTCAGCGGTTCCTCGATCACGCCGAGACGTTCATAGGCGTGGAGGAAGGTGTCGGGGCTGGTCAGGATACCGACATGCTTGGCGATGGCGCGGGGCATCATCCGGAACAGGATCAGCGCGCCGGGCGGCGCATCGGCGGGTGCGATTTCCGCCATCATCGCTCGCGCCCCATCGGCCAGCACCTCCCTCGGCCCCGTCTCACCCCAGTCGCGGCTGTAGGGCGGAATGGGGAACGGTTCCGGCCCGACGATTTCGCGCCAGACGCCACGCGCGAGGCCGAGGCAGTCGCAGCCAACCCCGCGCAGGCTGGCCTGATCGTGGTAGGGCGTGCCAAGCCAGGACCGCGCGGCGGTGATGACGCGGGCGGGATCGGCAGTCGCGATCGGCGATGTCACAGTACCGCCCCCTCGTGGCCGCCATCCTTGGTTGCATAGCGCAGGACCGCGTCCTGCCCGGGGATGTGCGGGAATCCCCGGAAGTTCGCGACGTTGGCGAACTTGGTGCCGCACGTCGCGATCCGCTTGTCGCAACCCGCCCGGACCACGAAGGCATCCGTCGCCGCGATCGGTCGCACCGGCGCTTCCAGCAGCGTCAGGATCGCCACCGCGTCGACGAGGTCATGCGACAGCACCTCGACCCGCCGCCCGGCATTCGCGCCGGTCGACCATTCGACCAGCCCGAAGGCGAACCAGCCCGCCGCGAAGGGGGTGAGACCGGAAGCGGTGAAGGCCCGATCCCGCAGCAAGTCGGTCACCGCGCCGGTCCCCTTGAAGGCCGGAGCCCCGAGGTTCACACCGCAGCGTGCATCGCCCAGCGCGGCATCGCAACTCGCCTGGAACGTCCGCCCGACCGTCTGGCCGAGGACATGGGCAAGGCTGCGCACCTCGGCCACAAAGGCGAGCCGCCCGCGCCGGATCTGGCCGATGGCCCCGCGTCGAAGGAGTACGCGCTGCGCGGGGTTCGCCCAGTTCACCCGCCAGACCTCGACCGCCGCATTGTCCCATCGGCCATCGAGGATGTCCGTCTCCGTGATCCGGTCCGACGACAGCACGCCTTGAGCATCCTGCGCGTCGACGGAAAGGTCAGAGCCGGATCGCACCTCCGAGGCTGTCAGCCCGCTTTCCGGTTCGAACTCGGTCCCGTCGAACGACAGCGTCCGGTCGTGATCGGTGAAACCGAAGGTCACTCCATCGGCCCGGGTGATGCGCCAGCACCAGGACAGGGTGGTGGTACCGTCGTCGAGATGCGCCTGCAGCGCGGGGTTCAGGGTCTTCATGTGCGGATTTCCACGAGCGGGATCGAGGTGATCGACCCGAGGCGTTCGAGGTCGAGGGTGACGTCGAGGGCATCGGTGTCGAAGCGAACGGGAACGTCGAATTCGAAGCCTGCGGTGATGGCCACGCCCGCGGCCGGGGCGGTGGTGAAGGTGATGAGGCCGGTGGTCGTGGAAACCGACCAGCCAGAGGCTTGTGGCGTGCCGTTCAGGGCGATGGCCACGGTTCCGGCGACGGGCTTGGTGATGGCCCGCGTCCAGGACTGCGCGCCGGAGGTGTAGCGTTTGGCCAACTGAAAGGTGTTCGTACTGCCGTTGCCGGCGCCGATGGGTTGATCGGTTGACACGGGGGTCTGCGACGGCAGGCAGGACTTGAAATCGGCCCAGTCCTTGAAGCGGAAGCCGTGGAGGCGGCCGTTCCTTGCCTCGAAGAACGCGACCACCGCCGCCAGATCGTCGGCGCGGCGGATGCCATAGGCGACGTCATAGCGGCGGCGGCTGTTGGCCCAGCTGGCGTTGCGCTCCTCCGCCCCGCTCGCCAGTTCCACGATCTGGGTGCGGCGTTCGGGACCGCCGCGGGCGCCCCGGCTGATATTGTCGGGGAAACGCACCTCATGAAACATCACATGCCCCTCCGACCGAGGGACACGGCGCGGGCGATGTCGCTGGCGACCTGCGTGCGGGACTGGCGGAAGCTCTCGGCATCCCGCGCGTTGATCGTGACATTGACGGTGGAGGCGCCCGCCTGGCCGTACCCTGCCGCCTCCCGGCGCGAGAGAACCCGCTCGCCGCGCTGCAGGATCGCGGGCACCTCGTCGGGCCGCAGCCCAGCCCAACCGCCGTTATGCATGCGAGGGGCATGGGCGAAGGCCAGCGCCGGGACCATCCGGCCGGGACCGGGCGCGCCGACCATCCCGCCCGTGTGCAGGATGTTGGCGAAGATGCCACCCGCACCGCCCAGCGCGCCGGAAAGGGCATTGGCGATGGGGCCGAGGATGAAACGGCGGGCGGCGAGCTTCGCGAGATCGGCGATCATCGAGGTGACCAGATCGCGGAAGTCGAGCTTGCCGGTCTTCACGAAGTCGCCGATGGCATTCTCCGCGCTCTGGAACGCGCCCACCAGCGCGCTGCCGATATCTCCGCCTATGTCGCGCGCCTTTGCGGCATAGTCGGCGAGGGCTGCCGTGACGGCCCGCCAGCCGGTCAGGGCTGTGTCCGCGCCCTCGGCCGCAGCCGCCCCGGCTTCGCGTGCAGCGCCGCCTGCTCCCTCGGCGGCGGTTGCCGTGTCGTTCAGCCCAGCGGTTAGCGCATCGGCTGCTCCAGCCGCATCCGCCAGGGCGGTCTCTGCCTCGGTCCCCGTGCCGGTCACAGCATCCTTCAGCGCCTGCCAGCTGGCGAGCGGCTGACCAGCTGCGTCAGCCAGCATCCCTGCCGCTTCGCGATAGCCGTTGGCTCGCGCGCGGGCATCGTCTGCCATGGCGCCGAGGCCGAGGTCGGGCGGCTCGAGGTAGGTGCGCGATAGCGCGGCGGAGAAGGCATCTGCGGCGGCGGCCCCTGCGGCCGTTGCCGCGCCTTCGAAGGGATTGCCGATGCGGCCGAGTTCCACTGGATCGAGGATGCCGATCCGCACGCCACCTTCGCCGGTGGCCCATTCGGGCAATAGCGCGAGAGCCGCGTTCAGGGTCTCGATGAAGCTGTTGATGCGCGTGACGACGCCGTTCAGCATCGCCTCCACCCCGGAAATCAGCCCGTTCGCGGCCTGGAAGGCGAAGTCGCCGATGGCCCCGGGCAGGCTGCCCCAGATTGCGACCGCCGCGTCATAGGCCCCCTGGAAGATTGCGGCCGTCCGGTCACCGAAGCTGACGACGCCTGCGATGGTGGCTTCCAGGGCCGAGAGACCCGCCGCCTTCAGCCCCTCCCATCCGGCGGCCATCCGCGCGAGGGCTGCATCCAGCGACAGCCCGATACGGGACCAGACCTCGCGGGCCAGATCGCCGAGGAGGCGGAAGGCTTCACCCACCCCGCCGACCCGGGCCACCAGCTGTGAGAACTGATAGACCAGCTCGCCCGCGCCGACGATCAGCGCCCCAATGCCGGTGCGGATGAGGGCACCGCGCAGGAAGACCAGCGCGGTGGCGAGGCCGCGCACGGAGAGGGCCGCGGCCGCCATACCAGCGACCCAGCGCCCCGCCATGACAGCAGCGAAGGTCGCGGCATAGGACGCTAGGCGGCCAAGGTTGGCGATCAGAGTATCGATGGCAGACCGCAGGATCCCGCCATTGGACGCCAGCGCCACAAAGGCATTTGCCAGCGCCTCGATGGTCGGGGCCACGGCGACGGCGATGCGGTTCCGGAGACCATCGAACACGAGGGATACCGTGCCCAGCGCCAGTTGAGTGCGGCGGAGTGCCTCCAGCGCATCACTGTCCAGCACCGCCCCGAGATCGGAGGCCTGCTCGCCAAGCCGGGCCATCTCCGCCCCACCGTTCCGCAGAAGCGGCAAAAGGTGCGTGGCGTCGGAGGCCATGGCCTCCAGATAGAAGGTCATCTCCTGCTGGCTGAGACCGGCGCGTTCCAGCGTGTCGACGTAAAGCTGCAGTGCTTCCGGCCCCGACAGCCGCGCGAACTGGTCGGCCGTGACGCCCACGCGTGGGGCGACATTCTCGAAAAAGTCCGCCATGGGCCCGCCGCCGGTCTGCAGGAAGTCGCCCACCCGGTCGTTCACGTCCTTCAGGATGTCGGCCAGCTTCTCCTGCTCGATGCCAACAGTGCGCGCACCGGCCGACCAGCGCTGCAGCGCCTCGGGCGTGGCATTTGCAACCTGCGCGAACTGCCGGATCTGCGCGGCACTCTCGGCGGTGGAGCAGACGATCAGGCCGAGCGAGGCAGTCGCCGCCGCAGCTGCAGCCCCGAGGGCGAGGCCCGCGCGACGCCCAAAGGCGGCCAGCCGAGTGTTCGCCAGTTCCATCTCGCGTGACAGGCGGCCGAAGCCGCGGGCCCCAGCCTCACCGACACCTTCCAGTTCGGCGCGCACGCGGCGTCCGCCCTCCGCCACGAGGCGGACGGAGACCTTCTTCTCAGCCATTCCGGCGTCCTTCCATCTGCTCGTTGAGTTTGCGCACCATCACCGCCTCGATCTCGGGCAGCAGTTCGGCGGCAATCAGCGCGTTGACGCCCAGCGCCTGTGCCAGCGCCAGCGCGGCGCCGATGTCCCATCCGATCACGGCACCCGGCGCGATGCGCAGCTGGCCGCTGAGGCGCTGGGTCAGATCCCAGACCTGCCAGCCCTCGACCGTCAGCGGCCGGTTCAGTCTTGCGGGGCAGTCGGGGCAGGGGCCTGCGCAGGCTGCGCAGTAGCCTTCGCCCCCGCCGAAGGACCAGTCGGCGAGGGCGCGGAGGCGTTTTTTTCCTGATCCAGCATCAGGCCGCGGGCGACATATTCCGCCTGGAAGGCTTCGAAGACCGGCCAGATGTCGAGAAGGGCGTCGATCCCGGCCGGGCTGACGGGCATGAGGTTGCCTGCCTCGTCGCCGACGCCTTCCCAATCTAGGACCGCGCGGCGCGCGACAGCCTTGGCCATCGCGAGGGCCATGTCCTCTTGGCTTGACGCCTCCGACAGGTTGTCGATGGCCGGGTCGGCGCGCGCCGAGACCATCAGCGCGGTGGTCAGGGGGGCCACCAGAACGCGCAGGCCGGGCAGGAGGTCCAGCCATTCGGGCCGGTTCGACAGGTTCAGGCGGATCATGGTCAGTATCCTGTAACGGTGTTGACGAGGACGGCGGTGCACATGCGGGCGGGGCTGGTGGCGCGGGCGGCCTGCCAGTCGAAACTGGCCTGGATGCCCTGCGGCCCCGGGATCTCGATCCGCGGGACGGGCAGGTAGACGGCGTGGGCGGTGAAGGTGAAGCTGGCATTCGCGCCGAGGCTGTAGGCGAATTCGAGCTCGCAGGGCGTGCCGTCGATGGCTTGCGTCACCAACGCAGAGTCGGCGAAACGGACCTCGATCCGGCCGGTCAGTGCGGCCATGCCGGGATCGGCGCCCTCGATCTTGCCGTCGTTGCGAATGCTCTCGATCCGGTCGAGGCCGTTGGCATAGGTGATCTCGGCCGAGACGACGTTGCCCAAGGCCGTGCCGTTGCGCTTTACCACCCCGTTGAAATGGCCAAAGCGCTGCAGGCCCAGCGCGGTGGGCGTGCCTGCTGCCGTGGTGGCTGCGATGGCCTCGCCCTGTGCGATCAGGCGGGCGGTCGCGGTCAGCAGGCCGGATCGGTTCATCTGCCACGACAGCTGGTCCATCACGCAGCCCGCATACATCGCGAAGCGCGGCACCTCGGGCATGGCCACCTCGATGGCCATGGAGGGCAGGGTCCAGTTTCCCGACTGGAAGGTGTGGGTTTTGGGCGTGGTGCCGGTCGTGGTCGGGGATCCGAAAGCAGCCTTCAGCCAGAAGCCGAAGGCCTCCACATCGATCGGCACGACCACCTCGCCATCGGCGGTGACCGCGTCCTTGATCGGGGCCAGGGGATCGCGGCCGTAGCCCAGCAGTTCGCTGTTCAAGAGCGGCTGTTCCGCTCCCAGCGTGGTGCGGGCAAAGGGGATCAGCCGATAGCCGCTGGCGGGCGGGGTGCCGTAGACGGTTTCGAACGCAAGCGCCATCTGCGCCCGCGCGCCGTGTGCGCGTGCCATGGGGGTCTCCTATGTGGGAAGTTCAGGCCAAGGGGCCGGTGGTGGTGTAGTGCAGGACGACGGTGATCACCGCCGCCTTCAGGGCCGCCGCGCCCTCGACCGGCAGGTCGACCGATGCCGGGGCCTCCGGTTCGACCCAGTCGCAGAGGCCGCCCAGCGTCCGGTCGGCTTCCAGCGCCGCGGCGATGGTGGCGATCAGGTCATCGAAGGCGCTTGCCCGGCCGGTGCCCACCTGGATGACGACCTCCAGTTCGGCGCGGTGCTGATAGTGGTAGCGCAGCGGCGACAGCGTCACTTCTGGTTCGCCCGGCTGGCCGTCGCGCAGGATGATCAGCCCCACCGCCGGGATCCGCTCGGGCAGCACCTCGTCACGCAGGGTGAGGGCGGCAAGCGGTTGCAGCCTCGCGTGCAGCGCGGCGAGGACGGTTTCGCGGGTGGTGGGCATCTTTGGTCCGTTCCAACGGAAATAGCCGGTGGTCGCGATTCCTCCGAAGCACGGGGCAACGCGCGTTTCGTGGCGTAAAGACCAGACAGTCAGATTTGGTTGAGCTTGCTGCTTTTCATCGGGATTTCGAACATGGCGCCGCCTCCGACCAGATCGGCTTGAGTTTCTATGGTTTCCCATAGCGCCATCAGGCGTTCCATCTGCTTGGTCAGTTTGGCCTTTTGTAGACCTGACGCGAGAAAGAACCCCACCAGCTTCGAGCTCTTGAAAGCCTGCTGTTCAGCCTTGTTCTTCGCAATCCGGCGGTCCCCTGAGATGATGACCCAATGGCCCTCGGCATTCAACGCCCCGATCCACTCGGTATCCTTGACCGCGGGGCCGAACTTTTCTCTCAGATGCACGACTTCGTGTTTTCCAGCGAAAAGGGCTGCGAGCGCTTTCGCCATGGCCATAGGAAGGTTTTCATCGACCATCACCTTCAAGCGGCCATCAGCTCCTCATGGAATCTGACCGCATCCTGGACCACCGACTTCTCAACTTCGTACATCGCCGCTACGCGAGAGACGGAGCCTTCCGCTTTGACGGATTCCGCGAGGACAATCGTTGGGACACCGGATGCCGACGCAACTGGCTGTCCAAAGGATCTTGTGGGGTCGACGACAATGCTGTCCTTACCCCGATAAGGCCTCCACCGCGTTACGATGTCACCTTCCAGGTCCAGATCCTTGAAGCTCTGCTCGACAACCTGCTTGAAGACATACTGCTTGGCCTTCAGATCAAGCAACTTAGGCTCAGCCGAGGCATCAAGGCTCTCGAGGAAGATCGTGCGCCCATCGGTCCGGAAACGACCAGATGAAAAGGGGCGATCCGTTTGTATGCACTGCCGAGCATATTCAAGGCAGTTCCGAACAGCCTTCAGCCCAATCCCATTGTCAAGGAAAGCCCGTACGAAACGAAGTTCGATGAGGTCGCGAAAGCTCAGTTCGATTTCATCGTCAATTTTTGGGATGTCTGGTTTCCAGAGCGGTGCAACGTGCTGGATTTCGTCATTTCTCTTGTAGTCATAGCCATCGAGCCACCTCCGCAGTGTCCGCGGTGGTGCCTTCAGGAGCTGCGCTGCATCGGCCACAGAGTACAGGCCGACCCCAACGAACTCGTGGATGGGCGTGTGTCGGTTCATCGTTTCAGGTTGTAGCGACGCTGCCGCGGGAAGCAACAGGAATGCTTGGGCAAGGCGATGCTGAGGAGGCGTTGCGATGGATTACCTCCCGATCAGGTCGCTGTGTGCTTAGCGACTGGCCCCAAACCACCCCGCCACGATCCGCCCCGGTACGGCGTCGATGGCCCGCTCGGCATCCCGCGCCAGATCGAGCCGCTTGCGAAGCTTGACCTGCGGCACGAGGAGAAAGATCGGCACGGTGGTTAGCCCGCGTCCGGTCTTCGCCCGTGACGCCACAGCGCGCCCCTTGCTGTTAATCCGCCCCTCGGCCACCAGCAGGCTCGGACCCCGGCGGCGGTAGATGAACCGCAGCCGCAACCCCGTGCGGCGTTCCCATTCGCCGGGGGTGATGCGACCGCCGCGGGTGGATTTGCCTGCGGCCGGGGTGGGGATGGCCAGCCAGAACCCGTTGCGCGACCGGATCAGTGGTCCGGCGTCGTGCGCGCCGACGATCACCGGTGCGTTCGACCAGACCAGCGCCGCGGCGTTCAGGCTTTCGCCGCCCTTGGGATAGGTGGCCAGCCGGATCGAGTTGCTGAGCCGGGTGCCGAGCCCCGCGCCGGTGATCTGGCCGCGCCAGGCGGATTTGAGGCCCGCGCCCGCCTCGCGCATGGCGGTGGTGACGGCCTTCTCGCCCGCAGCGATTTCCGCCCGCATCATCGCGACGATGTCAGGATCGATGGTGAGCTTCAGTTTCATCGTGTCATGCTGGGCGGAGGTCGAGCGTCCAGATCAGCCGTTCGCGGTCGCGCAGCGGTTCCCCCTGGATTACATGGCTGTCCGCGCCGATGACGATCACGTCGCCCGGTCGCGGGGCGGGCAGGTCGGCGACGCGCACATCCATCACCGTCGTGTCGCTGACGAAGCGCCCCGCGCCGAAGTCGGTGACGCGATCCGGGGCGCGACGGATGATGCGGATCGGGCGTTCCTCGGACGTCGTGGCTGAGATCCAGAGGGCTGGGGCCGCCATGGCAGCATGCGTGAAGATGCGGTCCATGGCGGCGGCGAAGACGGACATGGGTGGGTCCGTCAGTTTGACGTATGCAGGCGGATCGCCAGCCGGGGCCGCTTGTTCACGGGCAGGATCGAAGCCTCGGTCATCACGTCGATCCAGCGGCCCTTTTCGTCAAGATGCTGGCGGGCGTAGAGGGGCAGGCCGATGGTATTGGCGGTTTCCAGCAGGTTCGCCGGGCCGCCATAGGTGGTGAAGGTGTCCATGGTGCCGAGCGGGAAGGCGATGCCCTCGTTCGCCGGGACCAGCCGTTCGGTCGCCTTGGTCGAGAGGGTGACGGTGCCGGAATACTCCTCGAACAGGATGCCGCCGAAGGGGAAGTTGCGGCGGACATCCTCACGCAGGGGTTGGGCGCCGGTCGAGGCATAGAACTTGTAGGCTTCTTCCGTCTTCGGGTGCGCGATCAGCTTGTCGAAGAACTCCCGGCTGACGAGGGCATGCACAGAGGTCATCGCCTCGCCAAGAAGATTGTCCTCAATGGCCCTCAGCACCTCACGGACCTTGCCCTGCACGTTCGTGCCTGCGGTGCCCAGCACGAAGTCCACCGAGATCTGCGCCAGACCAAATTCGGTGAAGTAGTTGTAGAGGGTGGTGCCCGCGCCGTCCTTCACGATGCCGCGCAGCGCATTCATCTCCATGTATTCGCGGGTCTGGGCATGCTTGCGGCGCATGAGGAGCAGCTTGCGGTTCATTACTTCGACTAGGGGATCGGCCGCGTCGAAAGCGCCGCCCAGCGCGGGCTGTCCCTGGATGTCGGCGGGGAGGACCACGTCGTCATGCGGGATCCACGGCAGGGCGAAACTGCGCATGGACCTGCCTTCCCGGGTGCCGACTGTGGCGGGGCCGCCGAGGGGGACGGAGGGCAGCAGGCTGAGGACACCTTCATATTGCTCGATGATGACCGAGCGCTGGCTTACACCTTCGAAGCGGAAGAGGCCAATCTGGGCGAGGCGGGTGTAGAGGTTGGGCAGGATGTTGATGGCCTGCGTCATCTCGGCCAGCGAATAGCCGCCAGCGTCGAAGGGATTGCGGACGAGGGTCATGGAGATGCTCCGGGGGATGAGGGGAATCAGACGCCGTCGCGGGCGACGATGCCTGCGGCGGCCAGTTGGCCGATCTTGGTGGTGATCTTGGCGCCGTCATCGACGGTGGCGTCGTAGGCGAGCGCGGCGCGCGAGACGATTGCGGGGCCACGGGCTACGATGATGCCCACGGCGTCCGCGAGGGTTGCGTCCACGGCGTAAAGCAGCACGGCTGTGGCAGTCTGCGCGCCATCGGTGCCGCCGCTGGTCGCGAGCTTGTACTTGCCGCTGGCGGTGATGCGGCCGAGGACGGCGCCCACGGGGTAGGGCGTGCCCGCGAGCAGCGTCACCACCTCGCGGGTGTAGTTCGGGTTGACCTCATATTTGAGGACATCGCCCATGCTGGGCGGTTCCGTCAGGACGGGCATGGTTCAGTCTCCATGATGTTGGGGGGGTGGGGAGGCGGGGCGAGGGCGCAGCGACGACTGTCGCCGGTGGCCAGCGCCAATGTCAGCGCGAGGCGGCGGCCGATTTCTTCGCGGCCGCCACGATAGGGCTTTCCTTCACCCCGGCTGCGGGGGCAGTGGCGATGATGCCCGCGACATCGCTCCGGGCGGCGAGATCGGCCAGCACCTTGGCGCGCAACGCTTCGGTCTTCACGCCCTTGGCAACTGCATCTGCGGCATCGATCTGGATGCCGAGGCGCGCAGCTTGCGCGCAGACCTGTGCGACCTCGGCCGCCTCTGCGCGGATTGCTTCGGGCGACATCGCGGTCGCCGTGGCTTGCGGCGGCGCGCTTGCCGCGGGCGGGGTCGGTTCCGGCGGGGTGCTGGCAGAAGGCGCGGTCGCAGGCTGCGCATGATCTTCGGGGGCAGTGGTCATCATCAGGCCCTTTCCTCTGGGGGTGGATGTGAGGGTGGTTGTGCCGCGGGGTGCGGCGGCGAAAGCGCGAAAGGCGGTGACCGGATCGGCCACCTCGTCGGCCAGACCGGCGAAGACCGCGGCCTCGCCGCGGAAGACGGCGGCTTCGGTGCCCAGCGCCCGAAGGGTGTCGAGGCGACGGCCGCGCCCTTCGGCGACGGTTTCGGCGAAGAGCTGGCGCAGGTCTTCTAGCTCGCCCGCGATCCGGTCGCGGACAGCCTCGGGCAGGGGCTGATAGGGATTGGCATCGACCTTGCGCGCACCTGCGTGGATCAGCGTCACGGCGATGCCTTTCTGGTCGAGCGCCCCGCTCATGTCGCTGTGCATGGCGACGACGCCGATGCTGCCGACAGCGCCGGTGCGAGGCAGGATGATCCGGTCGGCCTGCGAGGCCAGCGCATAGGCGGCCGAGAGGGCGTGATCGGCGACGAAGGCGTGAACCGGTTTCTGCGCCCTTGCCGCCCGGATGCGGTCGGCCAGATCGAACGCGCCCGCGACCTCGCCACCGAAGCTGTCGATGTCGAGGGCGATGCCACGGATCGCCGGGTCGGCGATGGCCGCCTGCAGCTGGGCCGCGATCCCTTCATAGGAGGTCAGGCCGGAGGATTGCCCGATCCAGGCGCCGCGATGCACCAGCGTGCCTGCGATTTCGATGACCGCGATCCCATCGACGACTGCGAAGGGCTGACCGCCATTCCGTGCCTGGCGGTTGGTCAGATCATCACCGAACAACGACGCCCGGACGGGCAGGCTGGCGGCCTCCTGCGCTTCGGAGGCGATTTCGACCCCCTCGACGCTGATTTCCCTGCCGGTGATCCGGGGCCCAAGCCCGGTCAGGAAGGCCAGCGCCTTGGCAGGATCAACCATCAGCGGCGTGTTGAAGACGCGCTGGGCGATCTGGGTGTGGTGCATCATCCTTCCTCCGCTGGCCGGGTGTCCCGTTCCTCGCCCTCGTCATTCGCTCGCTGGTCTTCTTCGTCAGGGTCGGTTTCGCCGCCCTGATCCTCGCTGCTGACACCGACCGCCTTCGCTGGTGACCCCGGCCGCCGGAAGTCGAGGCCCAGTGCGGCCTCGCGTTTGCGTTCGGCGGCGATTTCCCGGTCGACCTGCTCCGCATCGTAGCCCCGCTCCGCGATGGCCTGCGTGCGGGATTTGAGGCCCGCCTCGATCTGCAGGATCTCGGCCGCGGCATCCTTGGCCGGGTCGATCCAGTCCCATTTCGTCGGGAGCCAGTCGCAGGCGAGATAAGCACGCCGGTCGGTGGCATAGCCCTGCAGGTCGATGGCCCCCGCCAGCACGGCCATGTCCATCCAGCGTGTCCAGACGGCACGGCAGAGCTGGTAGACCATCACCGAATGCTGGAAGGCCGAGATGCGGCGGCGGAAGTCCACGAGGGCGATCCGGGTGTTCGAGAAGTTCCCCTTCGCGGTGTCACCGGTCAGATAGCCGTAGGGCACGCCCAGCGCCGCGCCGATCTGCAACAGCGTGCGGTACTGGAAGGGCTCGTAGGTCGACCCGGAGTCCGGCGTCGATGGCGTGGTCACGTCCTCGCCGGGGTCCAGTCGTACCACTTGGCCAGGTTCGACCTCCAGATCGTCCTCGGCCGGATCGAGGGCGGTTTCTGGCGCGGGGGAGGTGATGAACATCGCGAACATCGCCGCGGTCTTCTTCCGCTCCAGTTCCGCGTCGTCGTAGAGGTCCAGCGTGAACAGCTTCACGACGGCCGCGGCGAAGCGCGACACGCCGCGCAGCTGGCCTGCCTCGACCGGGTCGAGGATATGGATCACCTCGGAGGCCGGAACTCGGACGGTTTCCCCGGCCAGCCCCGGATCGGTACTGTCGCCCGGATGGCGGCGCAGGAAATGGTAGGCCACGCGCCGCCCGATCCCGTCGAACTCGATCCCCTGCCGGATCGACCCGGCACCGGGCAGCACGCGGGTCATGTCCTGGGGCAGCATCTCCGAGGGCAGCATCTGCAGCTGCATCGGCACGGTCAGCCCGTCCTCCGGCCGCCGCGTGCGGATGCGCAGGAAGACTTCGCCCGCGAGGAACACCTCGCGCGCGGCCCGGCGCTGGAGGCCGAAGAAGTCGGTCAGTCCCTCGGCATCCGACTCGTCGGTCCAGGCGAGCCAGAGCTTCTGCAACTCTTCCTTTTTCGTCGCGTCTGCGACCTTCGACGAGGGCTTGATCCCGTCACCGACGACATGGTTCGCGAAGGCATCGACGGCGTTCGCGGCATAGCCGTTGTTCCGGACCAGCCAGCGCGCGCGGGCGGTGATCGTCTCGCCGGAGGCCGCGATGAGCGTGTTCACATGCGCCCGGGTGGCCCGGAACCCGCGCATGCGCCGATGGGACTGCGCCGCGTCGAACCCGCCGATGATGGACCCGAGCCGCGCACGGAAGGCGTCGAGGACCATGGTCACAGACCCTTCGTGGCCACGTTGCCCCAGCGGCGACGCCGCGGCGTGGCAGAGGCGGTCGCGATCCGGCCTTCCAGATCCCTGATCGCCGCGGCCAGTTCGGCGTCCGAGCCATAGGTCACGGTCTTGCCGTCATAGCTGACGCTGCGCAGCCCGGCGAAGCG